CTTAAAGCCTTCTAATACCTTTGTAGCTCTAGGATATGTAGAGGTGAATTTTAGCATAAGTCTAAAGTATTTTTAATAAGTACATTAAAGTCAACACCACATCCTGCTAATTTATCTTCAAACCTTTCAGAGAAAAACTCCATCTCTACAGAGTCCTCTTCTATTTGATATCCGTCAGCGTATAAGCTTCCCCTCATCAGTTCTTGTATTGTCTTTGTAGCAGCTGCGAACATACTATTAAGTACATAGTGTTCATTGTCATTACCATAGAACTTATCTGACTCCTCTGCTTTAGATTCATCAACAATATCAAGAAATAAGATACTCAGTCTTACTGATGCCACACCTTCAGACATTGACGCTGAGGCCATTCCTAAGTGAGCTAGAGGGAAAATATTCTGTTTAAGTAAATCTACTTCCATAAGGTCACCAAATGTAACCTGATTAATAAGTTCATTACTTTCTAATTCTTGTTTAATCTTGTCTGTTAATTTAAATATGTTATTCATAATTATCTACGTTTTCTATATTGTGCAGCTTCTATCTCTGCTTTTTCTTTATTATATTCTAAGAATAATAATCCTGTTAAGTGATTTATCTTAGTTACTTCGTTATATTTTGTGATATCACCTCCACTAAGTGCGAATAAGCTGTTAAACCATCCGTATTTACTGGCAAATTGGTCTTCTCTAGAATATCCTTGTTCTCCTTCATAGACTTCTTCAAATAACGAGGGGAAACCCTTTGTAACTCGTTTACGATACTCCAAAAAAAAACCACAGCTCCAGTTACACTACCTAGAGGTGCTTTCTTCATAAGCTCCATATTATCTAAAGTAGCAGTATATGGCTCTATAGTGTATAAATCTCCATATTGCTTAACAATAGGCCTAAACATTACAGCAGCAGCCTTGTGGAAGCTCTTAGTGTCCTTTAATCCATCCTCTAAGTCAATATACTCACCAAGAGATATATCTTCTAGTGAGGGAATAAAACCGTATTTAACGCCATCTAAGGTAAAGAATCTATTAAAAGGATTGTTTTGCTCTAATACACTTAATATATCTTCAGCAATCTCCTCAGCATCCTTCATAGGGAATTTAGCAACTGTCTCCATATCTACGTCAGTAAATATAGATATTGTCTTATGTAGTTTAAACTCTTGCTCTTGTTCATTGTTGTTAATAATGTCAAAAGCTTGGTATTGCTCCAGAGTTATGTCATTTAGTTCAGTAGGTATTTGTATATTCATTTTCCTTTTTATTTAAAAACATTTATAAACCAAAAAAGAGGTCAACTAATTAAAGTTAACCCCTCTTCAAACAAATAAAACAAAACAAAGTCTTACTCAGAAATACTTTTTAGTATCTCATCTTCTATCCATTCTAATTCTGTAGAGGATAGAGTTTCTATTATTTCTTTATTAGTATTAGTGTTTATTACTGAATCTATTTCTATAAAGTCAGGAGTACCTTGTACATCAAAGTCACCTTCAGTCCCTAAGTAGAAGTCATAGGTAACATCAATTACTATATCATTATAGTCTTTATCAGTATAATCTAAATATATCTTTTTGCAATACATAGTGTTTTTCATAATTTAAGTTTTTAAGTGTTATGTCTTATTGACGATGCAATATATAATCTTTTTTGTTATAAACCTAGTAAAATATTAATTTTCTTTAAAAATATACGTTTTACCTTTTGTATATCTACCAAAACCATCTATTCTATCTATTCTATAATGTGAATGAAGAGGAGATAATGAATGATTATTAGTATCATACACAGGCTTAGAGATACACCAGTTTATATAGTCTACTGCCTCAGCATAGCTATCTACTAGCTTTACTCTTTCTAAGTCTTCTTGTCCTTTGAACATTAATATTAAGTGCGTCATAGTTTAACAGTTACTAAGGTTATTATTTAATATATCACATACTAAGTAGATAGCGTCATTTGCTCCACAGTCATCAGCTATAAAGCTATAACCATTACAATATCTATCTGCATCTACAGTAATCATACCATCGTATTTATATACATACCATACGTTAGCAGGTGATTTAAAAGAAATAGTTTCTCCGTTTAATGCGTTGTTAATAATTTCAGTTGCTTTGTTTAATGTTATCATTGTTTTAATTTTTAAGTGTTATGTCCTATTGACACTACAAATATAATATCTTTTTGGGTTACCACCAAATAAATCTTTAATTATTTTTCTTTTTTTGTGAATTAATTGCTCTTTCTCGAAGCCTTTTATCTAATTCTCTTTTAGCAGACATCAGTACCTCTCTAGTGAAATACTGATAATTATCTACTATATACTGTAAGTGATAGGTAGTTCTCATATTATGAACCACACATTTCACAGTCCTCATCCATATCATTAAGAGCAGCAGCTTTAGCCTTAGCTAACATATCCATATACTCATCAGCATCTATAGCCTCTACTGTATCTTCTCTACCTATATCAATACTATTATCTAATATCTCTATTAAGTGCCTTAATTCGCTTCTTTCTAATACAAACTCGTGAGAGTCTATTGTTATTTCGTGATAGTCTTTAGCTACCTTTACACATTCAAATCTTCTTTCTTTTATCATAATTATTTATTTTTAATTGTTATACTGTTCTTTGATTATAATAGTGGAGGTATATATCACCTACAGCTTTAGACATTTCTGCATCCTGCTTATAGATGAACTTACCTAAATGCTTAGAACCTTCTATCTCTATTACAAGTCTTACCTTATTAATAGATACTGTCCTCTGCTTACCATTACGCATTCTTTTAGCTGTATATATATCACCATCTATTGGCTGAGGATATACTCTAAGGTGTTTACCTTCCATTGCCCAGTTAAAGGCTTCTCTAGTCTTAGCGTCCGTCATCTCTCTTAACTCTTTTATCTGCTATTAATTTACCATTTCTATAGTGCTTTACGTAACATCCTGTATCTAAGGTATTTACCTTATAAGGAATGATTGACGTATTCTCTAATAGTTCTCTAAATAATCTCTTTACTGTTCTCATTGGTTTTTTCTTTTATAAAAGCTACTCTAGCATCACTAGGATAGCAATTAAGGATTAATACTAATTGTTTTGTGATATCTTTATTGTCATTGATAATATGTATATCATTATTTACTAATAGTCTACTCATTTTAATTATTTTAATATTGACAATTCTTATACCGTTTATGCAAAACTAAGCATAATATAACGAACTACCAAAAGATTATTGATTTATTTTAATTTAATTTACCCTATGTAGTATTTACCAGAGTGAGGATTAGATAAATGATAAGAAACAAAGTATCTAATACCATCTATTAAGTGATTAAAGTCATCTATAGCTACATCTTTACCTTCCTTCCAAGTATAGTTATTAAGCTCTGTAATAAGGTTTCTACTACCTGCATCTACATATAGTTTATATTCCTGAAGTAATGCAATACCTAAGTTAATACTACCCTGTCCTTTAATAGAAGGCTTTATATTCATACCATAAGAATGCTTCAATTCGTGTAATAGACGAGGCTCAGCACTATCACCAATAGCTAATGAATCTTTATAAGGCTTTAATTTATATGCTATCTCACTTGTAGTAAGACCTGTCTTATATAATACTTCTTTTAGATATATACTCTTCTCTTTTTTATTTATGGAAATAAGTGTAGCTCCAGTTGCATCATTAGAGAATCCAAAATCAATACCTAGTCCATAGTAGTCACCATTAGAGTTAAAGTCTTTAAGCTCCCAATTAGGGAATATAACACCCTCTGCTACTGCTCTCCATCCACCTAATATTTGAGTCTTATACTCTTCAGGTCTCTCTACCTTCATTCTCTCAATGTTATTAACAAAGGTCTTATCTAAATGCTTTACATTATCAAGGTAAGTAGTATGTATATATGTAGTATCTTCTACAGTAGTATTATCACCACCATTAAGGCCTCTTCTTTCAAAGAACCTATTATATATCCAATGTGCTTTAGTAGCAGGATTCAATACCATTATAACTCTATTCTTAGCATCCTTAGACCTAACAGATAAATCTATCTTATCAAAT